CTGCGAGGTCGGAGAGAGTCGGAGTATGCGTATTGGGTTTATTGAACCCTGGGTGAATTGTCATAGCGACAAGACCACAGAAATAGATGTCCCACACACTCACAGAGTGGTGGGACGTCCGGGTGAGATCCATCCTGTAGGTTGTGACGCGTCTTAGAAGTGATCGATTAGTCCGGGGACCCCGTACATTGGCATCGGCCTAACACATTCCATACGCGTATAGCTGTCGAAGATGAAGTGCGGCTCCCCGGTTACCGCAATTACGCGGTCCACCGGAGGATTTTCAATGATGAACGCAGCATCGAGGACCGGCAGACCGGCAAAGTCCTGCGACAGATGCCATGCGTCCAATGACGTAGCGGACGCAGAACGCATCGCGCCAGTGATCTTCGAAGGTTTGTAACGATATTCTGCGCTTCTTTCTTGATAACCGAATACATCGGTGTCCGCCGGAGAACCAGCCATGAAGATTTCTTGATTGAGAACCGCCTGCTCCCCAATATGTGAGAGCGCCGGAAAATAGAAATCGAATTTAGTTCGGCGTGAGAACATACGATCCAGCCCTTGCTGGTAAGTAAGATCCGCCCGAACAGATACGAGACCGATGAGGATGCAGTGTTCCGTGAACGATTTTGTGAATCCATGATTGTGTGCTGTGACAGTTGCATACGCTGCCAGATTTCCTTGTGGTGAAGCGTCCGGCCCAGACGGATCCGTTTCTGATGTTTGAGGCACCTGGCTGAACATGATTGGCGTAGATCCGCCGCCCAGGTACTCGGGCCTTTGAAGACGAGAGTCCGGAGATGACACACCGAAGTGGGCCCTGATTATTTCTGTATAGCGCGTTCCCCCTCGAGCATCTCGCTCGAGGAGCTTCTGAATTTGGAACGATTGCCTTAACTCGTTGATCGTTGCTGCCGTCGCGTCCGAAAGATCCGCGACCAAGCCCGATGATGCAGCGTCCGTAGGATATCGGAACGCCGCTGCGCTCCCAGGCAAGTTGCCCGACTTCGCAACCTCGCCAGTTGGTTGCATATTTGCGATCGCAGAATTCTCGGTTTCAGCATCCGACCAGTGTGCATCGAGTGAATTCCCGATCACCGGAGCTGTCGTGCCGAGCGGAATCGTAATAGATTCCCCTTTCTGCGGAAACGGCAAACACGAAGTGAAATAGTCGTGTCTTTTTCCTCTGCGCTGCACGATGTAATCGGATGCAAGATCCGGACCATCGCCGCGGTTTAACGTCGGAGAGTTCTGCAGGTTTTGGTCCCTGTACCACTCTGCCCAAATTAAATTGTAGGCACGATGCCACATCGCTGAGTGGTTGATATCGACTCCCACCGGAATGCCGAAATAATCGGCAAGAGAATTTTCCGCCCATCCTGATGCGTCCGGCGGTCCCATGATCGGGATTAAGAAGTCGGTCGAATCCCCCGGATTCGTTTGAGCACCCATGAACCGTTCCCAGTTATCCCAGATGAGACGCATAGGCACGGCAAAATATTGCGTGTCCATGTACATGTTGTCCATCACTGGAAAAATAGGTGTAGCGAGGCGGGCGAACAGGGTGCTCTCGACCCTGAATGTATCGCCCGGAAGAGCCTCGTCCGCGAAGAAGGGAATTAAGAGCCCGGCGTCAAACGTTGTTTTGTACCCGAAAGAACGGTCGAACCTACTTCGCGGAATCTCCGCGTGCGGCACGACGGAGAACTGGTGCTTCATTACTGACGGCTGTTTCGCCACGGCTCTCTCCAGGTACGATTGATTCGACACTGTAGTTCCGAACCATTTCCGACACAAGTCCGATCCGCCTGGGCGGGACCAACTGGTCGATCACTGCACTGTGATCCTCGAATGTCCCGAGTTCGTATAAAACGAAGTCCTCGGGGTGTTTCGATGTTTGTTCGGCTGGATCTTTCGCAAGATCAATAATTGCCCGTACCGCTACCGCTTCCGTCTGTAGAAAGAACGGCCGCATGAACCCTTCGAGTTTCGTGTCATACATCGAAAAGATTTTCATCTTCATCCAATTCCCTTTCCAGTCGTCTTAGTTTAAGATTTTGAACTTGCTCGCGAACTGCGAGCCTTGCTGGCGTGTTGTCTCCTGCTGATTTTTTTGCTGTTTCTCGTCGAGCCAGTTTTATTACCTCCGCATACCCCCCCGGCGTAATGCGAGCAAGAAGTTTGTCATAGTACCGGGGTGTCTTGTACTTCTTTCCCTGAAGTGTGACGAAATCATCTGGGTATACGTCGGTCGCAAATTTAGCGAACCAGTCGGCCGCGATACCCGGGCGCCTGGACATAACTGTGAATTCTGGAACCCTTTCCGATATCTCGCCGGTTTCTCCGTCGACATGTTGATAGTGCTCCTTTGACTTTGGACCTGATTGTTTTTTCATGATGTAGCGTGCGACGTACGCCGCACTTTGGAACGTGACCTCCCCGATTGAGCAGAAGCCTTTCCCCCAGATGTGGTTGAGCATTGCGCTCTTGTAAATTTTGTGTCCCCGCACAGTCGTTGCGAGTTCCTTATCCGGAAATTCGTAACCGAATATCAGTGCGTGGTAGTGCGGCCTGCCGAGGTCCTCGCCATATTCGCCGCATGCATAGAATCGCATCAGCGTTGGATAGATTGCCTTTCGCAATCGTTTGAAGAACAGTTCTAGGTGTGAGGCCTTGCCTTTCGAGAGGGATCCCCCTGCAGGAAGATCCGCCGGCCGATATGTGAGTGTGATAAACGAGTTTTCCTCGTGAAGCGAAGCTTCGTGCACACACCTGACCGCCCATTGACGACTTCTGTCAATGCGGCAGCCAATGCATCTTCCGCAAGCAATATCTTGCGGGACCCCTGCTGATTCTGATCGCTTAAAGGTTATTCCCCCGCCAGGGCGATGCCATGCCTTGAGCGGGGAAAAACAAGCCACTGATTACAGGCGGTTTCCGCCTCGAGCGGGCATCTGTATGTTTTTCTTGTGGGTCTTGCTGCCGTATTTGCTGAAGTTTCGACGGCTCGCTTGTTTCTTCATCGGGCGTCTGAATGCCATGAATGCCTCCTGTGACGCAACATCCGTTAATGAGAACGACCAACCATAGCGATTTTACCATGGGAGTGTCACTTAGACCATATGATATCGAGTAGATCATATGGTCGGGGCTGCCAATTTAAGCTTTCGCGGCACCCTTTGCGGCCTCTGTCGAGGCCTCTGGAGCCTTCACAGGCTCTTCTTTTTTTGTTTCCTGAGCTACCGGTTCCGGTTCCTTCAGTAGCCCAAGGAAGACCGCCTCTGTGCGGTTTTCCTCGGTTTCCAGGAATATGAGCAATTCCTGTGCGTTGTTATTGAACCGTTCCCTGATTTTGGACGGTAGAGCGTCGAACATTTCGTTCGCCTTGGCGACTGTTTGCATCGCCGTTTGAAATTCGATTCCGCTAGCGTCACCGAATTGTGGTTTTTGAGTGTTGACGAACTCGATTGTCCCGGTTTTTGCGAAGCGGGCCATGATTTGATTGATATCGGTTTCGTTTTTGTGAGATTGTTTTGTCCTTCCCGGTCCGGTGAAGGTGATTGATTGCCGAGTTTTTGGGCCGTGTGCTGTTTTGATTCTGTTGATGAGTTGTTCCACGTTTAGCTCCTGATTGATTTGAGAGATAGATTCGCGTTTGAGATTCGCGTTGTGAGTTGAGATGAGCTTGAGAGTTTAGTTGGAACTGGATCGCGCTGTACGCGCTCTTAAGGCCCTGTTCGGCATGGAAGGCGTTATCGCCTTCGTTTCCGGCTTCCGTAAGCGGAGAATCCGGGTGTTGTAAATGGGATTAATTTGCGGGCTGTTTCCAGCGCCGCGTCTGCACGACGTTTGATGTTGTAGGGTTCCGACGACCAGAAGTTCGCCATATCGGCGTCCCCGGCATATCGCTTTGCCGCGATCATAGATTCCATTGTCGCCATTCGCTCCCTGGCCAATGCCTCGTTCGTCCCGTAACCGGCCGACGTCGTTTGGTGTTTGAGAATTTTGTTTGTTTGCTCGAGGTTTTTCACCTCGGCTTTCTGCTTCTTAGCGGCAAGATACGTTGTAGCCGCCGAAGCGTAATCGGCTGGTTGCTGAGCAACCATTCCCGATGGGGTTGATGCGCCGGCTCCGCCGGTGCCAGATAAGATTGGATTTAGTCCTGCGGCCCGAAGATCCGTGACTTCGCGCTGATGGGCGGTGCCAGAGTAGCGGCCTGCTTCGTCGCGTGCGACTGCAGCTTGTTTCGCCGACGCGCGGTTGGACATGTATCCACCGATGATTGCAGCGCCTGCCGCTATCCATGGCATTATTTTTGCCTTTCCTTGAGCATATTGTCCGCGATCGCTGCGAGGTCGGAGAGAGTCGGAGTATGCGTATTGGGTTTATTGAACCCTGGGTGAATTGTCATAGCGACAAGACCACAGAAATAGATGTCCCACACACTCACAGAGTGGTGGGACGTCCGGGTGAGATCCATCCTGTAGGTTG